AAGCATGGTCTGAGCTTGCTGAAACACACTGTTTGAGAGACCAATAGCATTCTTCATGCTGGGGCCCCGACCCTCCTTGAAGGTTAAACCCTCTCTTGCATATCCTTCAACATTCTTCTTGTGGGTGTTCATGCGCTTCTTACTAATCTCATTCTCAGAAGCAATTCTTCTCTTCTCAGATCTGCTAGCTAGTGCGGTCTCCGCCTTCTCCTTTTTGATATAGGATTGCTTGAGATCATGGGTCTGTTTTGCTATGAGCTTCTCTGTGGCTTTTAGCTGTTTAGCTATGTCAGCTGGGTTAACACTCCTGATGTCAAAGCTGACATCAAGAGAACCTTTCTTCCTAGTGGCCACCTTTCTCACCCACCAAACCTTTGTTCACAGCATAGGCTAGGAGGTCTCCTTCTCTCAGTTTGAGAACGTCGTATAGTGACATTAGCAACTCCATGTCTGGGGCACTCATGTCCTCCTCAATCTGCTTAGTAGTAAGCCTAGTGAGGAGGAGGGCCCTGACAAACAGCTCCTGTTGCTGTTTGTCATTTATGGCGGTCTTGTGCTCTATGGCGAATTTGAGCTTCCTTAGGACTAGCTCTCCTCCCTTTGTACTAAAGGGCGGTTGAGCTCGTCCCCGGCTTCAGCTATCCGTGCAACGATCTCCCAATCAAGGCCTGCTAGTTCATCGACCTTGAATGGTCCACCTTTGTAGTATGCCTTAGCGGCAATAAGGGCGGTATCCCCAGGTTGAAGGTCACCGACTACCTCGGTTCCCTTCATCTTAATGCTGTTGACCTCAGTCAAAGCATTGTCCAGGTCCCTCTTTTCCCCCGCTGACAGTCTTTTTACAAGCGCTGGTTGCTCAAACCCGAATTGCTTCAGGTCTACTGACTTCTCCTTTTCGAACATCTTGCTCACCATATCGGTTCTGCTGTTGCCGAGGAAACCGACACCATCATTGACGTTAGGATGAGTGTGGCTTCCTCCATTATGTCCTCTCCAACCTTCTCAGGTTGAGACACTTTCACGACATACCCGTCTGTGAATGTGAAGGTATAGGTGTCTGCTACCTGTCCTGCGATCTCTGGAGTCAACGTGACTATCCAAGCTTTCTTAGGCCCTGGACCCTGTTCTGTGGGTCCTGCCGCAGCTCCCCAGTGTTCATCAAAGAAGACTGAGGGTAACTGATAGTAGTGGAGTGTGGTCATCTCATACTCCCTGTCCCCAAACCTGGCTCTCGTAGGGAACCTAGATCCGAGATATGTCTTCATCACAGAGTTCTGTCCACCCTTGACTGATACATTCTCTATGAATGTTTGCGCAGCTCCAGCTTTCTTAAGCTCACCTTGCGTAAACATCAAGGGTGTATTCGTCGGGAATATAGGTGCTTGAACTGTTGCTGCATCTACAACCTTCGCAAAGGCAATATTCAGAGTGACCGAAACTGGCTCATCTCCTACAGCGATATCTATCGTGTAGTCAGTCACTATGCACCCTAGGAATGTCCTCAAGGTATCAGCCCCACCATCAATGTTGTCTATGTAGTTTTTGATGGTGAATGAAGGCAGTGTCTGTGCTTCCGCAAAGTCATAGACGAATGGCCCTACACCTGACTTTGCATATCCACCAGTCATGACTCTGAAGATGAAAGGGTCTACGAGGTCAAACTTCAATGACATCGAACCCTTAAACTCTCCATACGCCATAGCTTGTAGATTCCTGTTCCCAAGCCCCCGTCTAGGGGATGGACTGCTATCGAAGTCCAAAGCTGTGATTTCCACAGCATACCCGAAGACTTTGTTCAAGTTCGTTGCTTCCGTCGCAAATGTGGTTTCAAGGCCCCATTTGAGATTTGCTAAGGCACCCGTTGCCATACCTACTCACTTCCTTTTATATGCCTACCGGTCTCCTTATCTGCCAGACGGTAACTTCTACAGTCCACCAATAGAACCCACTGTAACCGGCAAGTTGGGTTCCATCATTGAACTCTATCATGTCGTACCCTATGAAGGGAGCCCGCCTATATCTCCCTAGCACCCTGATAACTTCATTCACAGCGTTGAATACTCCCTGGTTGTCTCTGCCTTTAATGTCAACTATGACTGTGTGTGCTATCTTCCTTTGTCCATAGCCCAAGCCTACCATATCTACTTCGGTAGTGGGAGTATATACCTTGATGATTGGCTTAAACCCCTGAAGTTCCCTGGGTTCGTCGTCCCAATATACCACAGGGGTAATAGGCTGAGTGTACACTTGTCTTATTAGCTGCCCAACGAGTCCCCTCAATCCTTCAGCATAGTTGAAGGTAGGACCAGCCCAGTAGAATACTGCATCTGAGAATTTATTAAATGAGCTTCTGCGGGTGAAATATGAGTTTGATAGCTCATTGAAAGATTGATGCTTAAGGAACCTAGTATCTGAGAGCTCGTTGAATGACTGTGTTTTTCTAAATCTTGAGTCAGTAGCCTTAGTGAAACTCATAGACTTCTTGAAAGCCACATCTGAGGCCTTGGTAAAGGTGCCAGTCTTCATGAATCTAGAGTTTGAGTTTAAGACAAGGGACATGGCCTTCTTGAATGCCGTATTTGAAAACTTCGTAAGGCTACTGGTCTTCAAGAACCTAGAGTCAGATGACTTAGTAAGAGACATGGTTTTCTTGAATGCGGTGTTTGCATACTTGATGAAGGAGTAAGTAAACACTCCACCAGCTTGGAAAACAGCATCTGAAAGCCTAGTGAAGCTCATAGTCTTCTTGAAAGCTACATCAGAGTACTTGGTGAATATAGTGGGCTTGAGGTAACGTGAATCAGCGGACTTAGTGAAACTCTGCGTCTTCTTGAACCGAGTATCTGATGGCTGAGTAAAAGTCTGCGTCTTCTTGAATCTTGAGTCTGAGGATTTTGTAATAGACATGACTTTCTTGAAGGCTACGTCAGATGCTTTAGTGAGCGTCATGGTCTTCTTGAAAGCAACATTTGACAATAGGTTGAAGGACCTAGTTGTAACACCACCTGCAATAAATGCGGCATCTGATAGCAGGTTGAAGAATGAGGTCTTCTTGAACGCTGTATCCGCTAGTTTAGTGATAGACTGGGTCTTCTTGAATCTTGAGTCTGAGGTCTTTGTGAAAGAGTAAGTATTTGCAACTAGTACAGAGCCATTAACCAATTTGGCTAGTGTTCCACTAGGTGTTACATAACCAGCACAGAGAACTCTACCTATCCTGTTATTGACATCACTAACGTTTGTACCATCCTGATACAAGAATATAGGAGTCTGAGTTGGTTGTCTCTTGCAGTTACGCCAGTAGTCAGAGCTGTCTGGGTATTGTAACTCACTCACAGTTACGAAGTCTGTCCCCTGTGTCCAAGCATGTGTAGTCCAGTTGTAATACCAGTCTTCGATTGGTCCGCTGTTCCCATCATGCAGGGCATGAGTTACCCCACTTAGCACAAAGAGCGCGTTATTAACCCAGGTCAACCTATCCACAGTGCAAATTGTAGCTTGGTTAACCCACGCTGAGCCATTCCACTCTAAGGATGCCAAGCGATAAAGGCCGGCTGAATACTCATAGTGAAACACTGCTAATGTCCCATCTGGAGTAATTATCGTGCCACCATTGTAACTAGCCAAGGTGCCGGAGTCAAATATCTTACAGTTGTTTTCCATCTCAGTATAGCTTACCTGTGGGCCTAGGTTAGTTCCAGCCATGTTATATACATCAAGAGTGCTTAGATTAATCTTGGCTATGTATTGGTCACGTCTCTTGCCTATAGCTGTGTCATGTAGGTCCCAGTGGATATACAAGTAACTTGTACCGCCCTCATTGACTATATAGTGCAACCTGTCAACAAGATATGGAAGATGGGTACTTCCATCAGTTATCAACCAGGTGGTTGGAGTTTGTGTCCAAGTAGTTCCATTATCAGTAGAGGAGATGAAGTCTTGTGAATACTGGTTTCCATTTCTGAAGAACAAAAAGAGCTTATTCGTCAATGGGTCTATGATTGGAAGAGGGTATGTACCATTACCCCAAGGCGTTGATATACGGGTAGTTACATCAGTCCAACCTGTAACGTCATTAGGATTCATAGACTGGTAGTATTTCACAGGACCATCATGTGCACCAAAGAATACGTGAAGATACCCATCTGCACTACGAACTATTGCTGGTGCCCTATGTCCATCTTCTGGTAGAATTTCAACAGCAAATCTAGTTGGTAGACCCCATACTCCACCTGTATACTTCACAGCAAAGTATGCAAAACTGCAACCCTGGTAGACCACATACAGGTCGTTACCAACTTGGACGCAGTTGTTATAAAACCCGGGGGTGTCAATCATATCTTCTGCGAATTGGAATGTCGTCTTGAGTTTAATGTCCATTGAGAACTCAAGGTAGCTGTCATACCAACCAGCATCTGCACCTTGTAGAGTTGGACCGTTAAAGTCGAACCCATGCTCATAAGCCGAAGTTTTAGTACTCTTGTCACACCAAGCAATCTCAACGACTATTACGTCCCCCTCTGACACTGCTAGGCTAGAAATGGCTTGTGCAGTCCAGAAAGTCTGTTTAGACATCCTAGTTGTATCTGCTTCTACTGCTGACTCTCCGGTGGGAGTAACTCCATCAGCAAATAAGTAGCCTCTAACTCCAGAATCATCAGACTTCCACACGTAGATGTTCAGATGTGGATACATATTCTGTACTACAGAACCTTCTTCAAAATCTGCAACGAATGTGAAGGTTCCACTTATAGTCTGAGCAGCAAGTGGACGAGATACAAATGCTTTACACCAGCCGTAATGTGTAGCTCCTGGCTCAGTAAATGTCTGATAATTCACCCTACCAGCAGTGCCATGGTTACCTACCATCTTAAGTGGGTAAATTGCATCACTTCCATCCTGACCCCCATCTGTGTTTGTAAGCCACTGAGTAATAGAGTAGTCTGCCTCTTGTCTAGTGTTAGGCTTAGGTTCTATAGCAGGAGCAGTTCTGAGATAAAGACGCATTGCCATCAGCAAACCTCCTGTACAGGTGCATAAATCTCTAAACTCTCTTTGTCCTTATAACCCAAGACCTCTTCTCCTGTTTCTAAGTCATAGAAGTGGTAAGCACAGTAGTCTGGTCTTTCAAATGGGTGTGGAGGCCAATTCCTACAACCTTCACCTCTAGTCTCATAGATAGAGCAATCTGGGGCAACGAAGTTATTACACCCTTCGCAGCAACGACCGCATCTATCACAGGTGCCAAATCTTACCAAGAGTCTCATAGCTTAGTCACAACCTCTCGCTTTACTATCTGACCCTGGACTGTAGAAATCTTATGTAGCCTTTTATCGTGGTTGGTTTCTACACCGACATAGTAGTCCCACTCGAATGGTTCTCCAGTATCTCCATCCACCCTTACCCTACGCAGCATGAAGGCCTTCTCATTCTTTCTCACGGGGAATGTTATAGCCTTCTTGTCCCCTGGCATGAGGAAAAAGAACCATGAAGCCTGAGCCTTAAGCTCTTCATTCGGGAAACTGTCTTCCCCACTAAAAACCCGACCGTCTTTAGTGCGTAAGGCCCAGGCGTGGTATTCCAATTGCTCAGCTCTCGTCGTACTGGAACGTAAGAGTCTTTTGGTTGGCGTTGCCAGGTGGCGTTGATCCAGTTGTCTGCAGTTGAGACACCATGTAGTCACTGTAACCTTGTGCAGTCAACTCTCCAGACAAAACTCCAGCTATACCTAGGTTTGCTGAGCCAGGAGCTGCAATTGGCATAACCTGGTTGGTATAGGTTGTCTTTGTAGGAGTCACATAGGTTGTGTTGACATACCCAGATGTTCTCAAGTTGGTCTGAATTCCTTCACCTGTTACGTAAGCTCCAACAGATTTCCAAATCTGAAGGTTGGCTATCTTGTTAGAGCCGCCCAATGCATCTAGCTTGATCCTCCACCATTTGGTGTAAGAGTTTTCCGACACCGGTATAGGCCAGGTTGCCGGAACAAGCTGAAACGCATCCGTGTTCCCGTAGTTGCAATTGGTGATATTGTCCGTTACTGTTGGACCAGCACCATTTGACTCACTTAGATAGACTGTTGCTACCACTTACTCACTTCCTTATATTGCTACCGGCTTCCTTATCTGCCAGGATATGACCTCGATGATCCACCAGTAGAATCCACTATAGCCGGCTTTTTGGGTTCCCTGGGTATACTCCATTACGTCGCAATCTGCAAATGGTCCCTTCCGCTTATCTCCTAAGACCCTAGCTATTTCTTCCTTTGCAAGCTGAGCTTTAGCATTGTCTCTGCATTTGATATCAATGGTCAACTGGGTCTTTATCTTCCTCCACCCATAACCAAAGCCTTTCATAGTAGCTGTAGAAGTAACCTGATAGACTTTAACCACAGGGGTAAAGCCTTGCAGTTCTCTGAACTCGTCGTCCCAGAATACTACTGGCATCGGTAATATATGTGCATCCAGAGTTGCATCCCCGTAGAAATAAGCAAGTGTCGTAGTAGTTGGGTCAAGTGTGAAATCTTGACTAGGTGGATCACCTCGCATGTAGTTTTTACCCACCCCATTTATCCATGCTACTACAAGCCAAATCCCAGGATTATAAGTGTTACAGAACCATGAAGCTGTTTTTGCAGGCCAGGTTAATGGGTAATGATTAAAACTGGTAGTCCCGCCATTAATAACATGGATAGTACCATAGTCACTTGAGATAAGGTTACCTAGTGATCCCCTCAATCCGACTATTGGTTGCGTCATCACATTCCCAGCATTTGTTGTGGCAGTCTCTGATGCCTGTTCAGTATATCCTTGGCTTCTGCTTCCCACTTGTCAGCGGTTTCTTCTCTATGAGTTGTAAAGCCTCCACCCTGGCCCATTATCACAGCATACATCTCAGACCTGAGTACGTCAGCTGCTGCAAGGTTAGAGCAGGCTCTCTTGATATCATTGGGTACAGTTGAATTTCCCCAGCGATACTTAACCATTACCTGGTGTTCACCATACTGTGGTCTGGTCTTGTAGAAGTGAAGAATGCCTGTGTCATATTCCACCCAGAAGTCCTGCCCTATACCCTCTGTATGGTTGACATCCAACAGGTCAGTCCAAGTGTCTCCTCTGCGTAGCTTCAAGACATCTCCAGCAGCAGCACTAAAGGTTTGAAGCTTCCAGCCCCTTACCCAGCAATACTGCTCATGGGGGAACCAACCAGGCCAGAGGTTATCTGATGAGTAGTATTCCAAGTCTGAAGCTTTAATCCTCCACTGGTCCCTAGTGTATTGGTCAATGTAATCCTCAAAGGCATTGATCCTTGCCTCAACTTCTAGTGCAGTTGGATTGGAATTAGTATCCAAGACCCTTCTTACACCAGTTGCTGGGTCAAGCATCATCAGTCTGGCTACTACTTCTGCTACTGTGCAATATGTCGTTGTCATGGCCAAGCTCTCCATTCTACCAAACGGTTAGCTGTAACTACAGCTGGTAAGTTAATAACAAAGGTAGTTGCCGTCTTGTCTGTTATCCAACTAGTCTTTGTCTCTGTATCACTGCCCTCAATATAGATGAGAGATGGAATTACACCTAGTGGATGAGTAACTGTTACAGTACTAGCGCCATTAGGAATTAGGGCTGTCCCACTTGCAGTTCCATAGGTTCCAATCCGTCTATCTGTAACATCGATGATACTGATGTTATTTCCGGTAGGCCTCAACCACACTTCGCAAAGTGTGATATCATTGGCAGTTAGAACACTGCTACCTGAGAAATCCGGTGGGACTGGTTCAGTTGCCAATCTCCCTATGGATGATATTGGTACTGCTGATGCAGCTGCTCCAGCTACTGCTTTAACAAGGAAATCTACGGCATCTACGTAGAGGATTACTTTACGTGGATAATTCGCGTCCTGTAAACTTGTCAAGTCTACGGAGCCAGCCGCTATAGAAAGTAAATGACCATGTCCAAGTTGTACTTTTCCAGCAGTCCAACTGACAATAGTATTAGTTCCTGGAGTAGAACAAATACAGCCTGATTGTACTCCAATACCCTGCAGAGCTAATAGCAATGAATCTGCATCGGTGTCAAAGAGCCTATACCCATCTGAGTAGTTTCTGATGGTAGTTGGTAACCCAAGATCTGTGTGGTCAGTCAAGAACTTAAGTTCACCATGAGCATCTACGACTATCATGACCTGGGATGCGCCAGTAGTACTCATGCAAGGTCCAGCTTCTGAAGCTATAATCATAGGGTTATCAGTGGGTTGAACGTGAAGATTCCACCAGTAGTTTGTACCACCATGAGGAGCAGCAGCCATCGTAAGTATGTCGGGTAGATTAGTCCAGGTCTTAGCAGTCCAATCATACTCCCAGACTAAGATGTCAGCCTCATTCTCATATGTTAAACCGAGAATGCGAGTACCACACATGATAAGTGCAACTACTTCCCACTGAGCTCTTGGTGGTGTACCAAAAGTCCTCATATTTGTCCATGTTGACCCATTCCATTCAAGCGAACCGAAACGGTAAAGTCCTGTGGAGTATTCATACGGAAACGCGGCTAGTACACCAAAAGGAGTCCTAAGTGTTGACCCATTAAAACAGGCTAACGCAGCTGAGTCAAATACCTTGCAGTCCGTCTCATCACTAGTACCGGTGATGGTTGTACCTAGGTCAGTCCCAGAGATATTGTAGAAATGGTTATCTGTGAAGTCAAACTCTATGTAGTAGAGGTTTCTTCTGTTAGGAGACTGGTAGTGGTCATAAGTAAGACAAAGTCTCCAGTGATCTGGTGTTACTTCTCTAAGATATTGGCAACGGTCTACCATGTAAATCATCTTGCCAGTTCCACTCCACCACTGTTGTACAGTACCCCAAGTTACCCCGTTGTCTGTTGACTTCCTGTAGCAGTAATAATAGTTGTCGAGTGGTCTATAGAAGAGGTAGAGAGCCTTACTGTAAGGATCCATGAATGGAAGGGGGTATGTACCGTAGAGAGTACCTATGCGTGAATCTACATTAGTCCATGCACTGATATCATCCGGTGCATTTGAAACAGCATAATGAATACGTGCTGAATCATGGGCACCATAGAAGACATGCAAATAACCATCGTTGCTTCTCACTATAGCAGCAACTTTGTGACCATCCCAAGGTGTGTCTACATTAGCTATTAACACGGGGGCTGACCAGTGTACACCGTCGTATTTCAGTGCGTAATAATTCCCGTTGTAACCACATAGGGCTACGTAAAGAACATTGCCATACTGTACGACGTTATTGAAAAACCCCGGAGTATTCTTACATCCATAGTTTAGGTCCGTGTCATAGAATTGGAATGGTGCAGGCATGTATTTACCTCAGGAGTATGTCGATGATTATGATGGCTGTTGGTATGGCCCCAACGAGGAGTGTAAAGTAAGTAGAGTGACGGTCTGTAAGCGTCTCCACATTGTCTACTCTTGTGCAAAGACCAGGTCCACCATTACCTCCAAGAACCTCTTGTACATGGTCCATTCTAACCAAGAGTTCCGTGAGCTTGTCATGGTCATCCATGTTAGCGTATCTCTGTCGTATCTTATGGTCATCAACGGGTGGTATAGTATCACTTCCTGAAAGGGAAGGGTGGGGTGTTAGCCCCTTTCGTCCATTAGTCTTTGCTCTAGGACACTTGCAGGTACAAGCAGAGTCACTATTAGTGCCATCCACGCGGGAAGATTGAAAGTCGTCCCGTCGTAAAGTGTTACTGCTCCGCTGACTACTGCTAATCCCGCTAGTGGTAAGCTCAGAAGTAGATGGTCTCTAAGCTTAGTTGGGTCGCCTCTCCAGTCTGATGGCGGCATCAGCCAGATGCCTACGCTCGCGGCGATACCAGCGCCGAATGCGATACCTAGTTCTATTAGGTCCCCTTGGGATGCACCTATTGCGAACATCGCAATCAACACCACTACAGCAAGTATCCTTGCTACGGTTCCTTGTTCCATACTATTCATCTCCATGAGAGGGAAATAAAGGCTGAAAAGGTTTAGACGCTCCTGTACGAAAGTACTATTCGTACTCTGTGCATGCCGCCGTCAAGAGTGACTATAACATCACTGCCTGCCGCTGGCGCTGGTGAGAGCGCTGCGATAGCAGTGTTGATGTCCGTAGTCATCTTCTCGATGTCTTCTGAACTCTCGAGTATCTTGACTAGCCAGGCCATGCTTACACCCCGACTACGCGGATGTAGAACACACCCACGTTTACTGCGGCAGTTACCTGTGTGCCTGTTGCTGTCGCCAGAGCTAGCTTGTTGGTTGCCTTGACCCAATTCCACAGGTACCACGCTGTGGCACCCTCGTGGGTGACTCCGACTGAGTCAAGAGACCCTAGCTGGTCTGTCAGGTCACTCAGATCCTCTCCCCCGGTTGTATAGGAGGAGATGGTAACCACGGCCTCTATGGCCCTTTGGCTACCTTGGTTGGTATGCTTAGTCACTACTGTCGTGTGAGTCATTGACTCACCTCACACGATGGACATGACTTTCCCGTGGCAACCAAACTTCCAGGCCGCAATCTCAAGGACTGCGTGGAATATACCTCTCTTCGCAAGGTATCCAGTTGCAAGGTACTCCTTGCTTTCCTGATACTCAAGCGGCTGACCAACAGCTACTTCCATGTAGTTGTCGTCAATGAGGTAGACCTTTGACAGACCCGTCAAAGTACCTGCGTAGGTGCCGTCCGTGTACTTGTCAGGTACGATCGGCATGTTGTCGTACTTGCTGACGAAGCTCATACCAGTCTGTCCTGGCAGAGTTCTTACTCCACCAACTGTGTATGATGCCGGGGCGGTCTCAAGCTTCCCGCGGAACTGAACCATGTGGAGCTGTTGGATCCTTGCGGATGTGTCCACACCAGTTACGAAGTGCTTGTTGTCGAATGATCCATCGTCCCAATATGGCTGGCACGATGCTACCATGTCGTCGAGATGCTTCAGAGCGAGCGTGGTTGGTGATCCACTGAAGTGTTTCACGTACGCATCATACTCTGACGCTGCTGATGCCCTAGTCTTGCCACAGTACGTCATGGATCCAGAAACTGGTGATTCTCCACCATTTGTGTATTCATCGTACGAAGCAATGATCCTGTCGATTGTCTCCATGTTGAGGTTAGTCAACCCAGAGGTCTTCGCACAGTACTTCAAGCTGGATCTGTCCCAGCCGGACATCATGATCTTTCGTCTCGCATCCACCAGTTCTGCCCACTTCGCGACATCGTCTCGTCCTTCCATTGCAAGCTCTGCAGTGGATATGTCGAGCACGTTGCTGAGCGTCTTTGGGTTCAGCTCTAGGTAGTCGAGTGTATCCTGGGTAGACGACGGAATCGCGCCTCCCTGAGTCACTCCATCACCTGGGGCAGAAGCAAAGTACGGCGACGTGACAGTCCTGTACCCAGACTTCCTCCACGGAGCATCTCTGAGCGCACCCAATGAGTTCGCCGTAGTGACGAATATTGTGGTGAGCCATGCACCGTAGATGATGTTTCTGACGCCCGTTGTGGTCGTCAGGTAGGGTGCCTCAACCTTGTTTCCGAAGATGCTCATGGGGTCTACACCAAAGTAGGCCTCAAACATCTCGTTCCAATTGTCGAAGTACCCCTTGTTCGAAAACGCGTCTACGTTCATAGTTCTCCCTTCGCATACTTGCTGACAAACCTCTCGATGTCCATAGCAGACATCTTCCGAAGCTTCTCAGTGTCATCGAGCAGTGCGGTCAGCGCGTCTTTCTTAGGACTAGCGCCCTGATCCTGAGCTGCCGATTCTGGTCTTGGCGTTGTTGCGCCTTCCTTTTCAGCCATTTTCTTACGCTCCTGTAGAGCAGCGACATCCTCGAGATCCTTCTTCAGGACCGGGGTTTCCGCACTCTCTGTCATCCCAACGGGATGAATGTCATCTGGTGAAGCCGGACTTGTCGGAGGCATAGGAGGAACAATTGCATTGCTCTTGTCAGCTACTTCCACAGCAGCCTTGTTAGCATTCTTGTCATCCTTGTCCTTTTCCGGCTCGTCTCCCTTCTTTTCCCCCGCGGGAGTAGGGGCATTCTGACTTGGTTCTTGCTTCTGCGAAGGATCAGATGTTTCTCCTGGTGCTCCTTCAGCAGACTCTTCAGAGGTGATATGAGAGCTAAGCTTTGCGTCAAGGTCTGCAAGTCTCTTATTGCCTTCAGAGACCAACATGATGATCTTCTGCAGAGCTTCAACGCCGGCGTCTCCCAAACCGAGGGTGTCTTTGTTGGCTAGTTTGCCGACATCGTCGTGGCACTTCTCCTCGACTTGTGGAGCCGTTGGTAGCTGAGCTATCGTATCGCCCTCGCCTGGGTTGGATTTATTCTCCATCTTCGCTTCACTCTCCATCTTTGCTAACCGAGTGTAATAATCATGGATCTCATTGAGATGGGCCTGAGCAATCTTTGCAGTCATCACAGGGTCGTCATTAGTGATGTTGGTCTCTGGATTAACTGTCCCGTGCTCAAGTTCTACTTTCATACCCATCGCCAACTCCTCTTTGTAACCCTTGGCCCCAAAGTTGATGTCATCCATCTTAGTCCCTGGACAAGAGCCTCGCGGAACAATGCTACCCTCAAATACTTGCAACTGGTCGACTTGTTTCCAACATTGATGTGCATCACACTGGAACTTAGGGTCAATCTTCATGATGCCTATCGAGAGGTGGCCCATCTTCTTACCCTTCACTTGGTCCCAGAACTCATCATAGTATGGTAAACCCTTGTTAACCATACCAAATGCCCTAACTTGCCTGATGCCATTAACTTCTTCAAGAGCAGCATCAAACCATACTCCCACAGGACGATTACTGTGCAAGTCGTGCATTGGAACCCCTGTGGTTTTAAACATCTTGTTGAGCTCACTGTAAACTGTATCTTGGTTAAGCTTCTCCCTCTGGTCATCAATTACTTCTCTTGAGAGCGGCCCGCTAACAAACCGTGAGTCTGCTTTCTTCGCAACAAAGTGCCAAGCCATCTTGTTGGAATAATCTGGGTCGTGGCTTTGTTCAAGGTGATGGTTATACGACTTCATCCAGCAGATCTGCGCTGCTTCATCTAAGGCAGCTTTAACCTGGGTAGGCAACTCTGCTATGGAGTCATACATCGTCTCTCACCTCGAATGATATGGATTCAGCTATGTCTTGCTTACCATACTTAGCCAAGTGCTTCTTTAAGAGCTCTTTGAACTTAGCAAGGACTTTATCAGTGCCACCCATCTCATAGAGCTTCTCAACCTGCGGCTCAAGTTCTGCTATTGCTGGCCTCACAAAGGGCCTTGCGGGTTGATCTACAGTGCCATACTCCATGATCTCAGCTAGAGGATGGTCTATGATTAACCTGTAGTGTTCATCCCCTAACATCGTTCTTCATCTCCTTCTGGTTCTTCTCTTTGAGACGCTTCTGAACCTGAGCTCCAGTCTTCTTATCGGCGTCTTTGTCTGGGATTGGTTGATTCATCCCAGCGTAAGAAGCCTGAGCTTCGATTATAGCCTGTTCATCTGGGGTTGGCCTTACTGGTCTATCGCTGTGCTTATACTCACCCTCATAGCTCCATATCTCAAAGCCCATATCCTGCAAATTCATTGCATGCTGGTCTTTAAGCAACTGAAGCTCTGCATCATCCTTCTCGTCTGCTTGTTCAGACTTAGTAAGGTGCAAACGCCAGTCTGTAATCCTAAGCTGCCTCATCATCCAGATAAAGGCTTTGTCATTCCAGATAGCCTGACCTTTAGTAATTGCACGGTTGAGGATTGTTATCTGGTGACCCTGGTTGTTGAACCCTGATGCACCAGAAACATCTGCCATGAATAGAGGAGATACGTTGAAGAATGAGCAAATAGCTCTTCGAACCTCATTCTTGACATTCATCATCTGGTCAGATGGATCTTGCATGAATGGCACATACTCAATAGCCTTCCCTACCTTACTCTGACCTGTTGAGACTGGCATCCATGGCAACACATTGGGGTCCTTGGCCATCTGGGCATTAACCTTACGAATGTTCTCATCAACAGCTTGTGGATTGTCAGTAGTTATGGAGATTATGCCTGGTGGCCTTCCCTTTTCGTAGTAGTTCTTGATTCTGGCCTCGATGTAGAGATAGGCGAAGACATCCATTCTGAGTTTGAAAGCAGGTGGCGTACCATATAGGGGATGCGGATAAAACTTGGTGAGATGAATAATCTCGTCTTCGATGAAGTATGCCATTCTGTCGGTAGAGGCATAATATCTGGCAATGATGTCATGAGTGCGTAGCCCGCACTTAGGGCATCTAGTCGTCTTGATGTCCAAAAGGTCATCCCTGTGCCGTAGGCAGATTCTATTATGTCCGCCCGGCTTACCACCCTTGTCGAAGATTTTTTCGAGGAACCTCGGGTCAAGTGCAATAAACTCTCTAACAAATGAGTCACTTACATCACCTGGAACTTTTCCTTCTGGAATGAAGTCGTCTCCAATCTTGTAGAATAGGTAATCTTTGATGGCGACGATGTATGCGTTATCTGCGGTGTTAATGTGCAAGTCCACTTGAGTACAAAACTCTGCCATGTTCTGTCCATTGTCATTCACCCTCTCCAACCATGAGAACCCATCAGGTCTCTTCATCATAAGCTGTTGAGCTTGTCTCGGCTCCCTTAATGCCTTACTACCACAGGAGGTACAAGTCGCTTGTTTCTCTTTCATCTCATAGCCGCAAGATTCACACCTTACTGCAAACTTAGGCTCTGTGGTGATTCCAGCTCTAAATGTCTCTTGTGTGAGTGTTTGAGCAATATCTGAGAGAAGTGAACAGTTCTCAGCGAGTGTATATGCATTTCGAAGTACAGGCTGAACAAACCCGAAGTTAATCATGTCTATGGCATTTAAGCCAGGTCTCTCTGTGGATGCCATCCTAGACAAATCGCCGGGTGAAGCTGGAGGAGCTCTATTAGGGAAGAAGCTTGCCATCCATGTGAATACTGACTTCATGGAGAATTTATCGTTGACTTTTACCAGGATGGGTTCTTCAGCCATTTTAAGCCCTCAGGTTTACTAATCTCCTCACTATGAGGCTTGGATACCCGCAGGAGGGGCATTTGTCCGGTGGTAGGCCCATAAATGCACGGGCCCCACATTTATCACATACCCAAGGTGCACCATACTCGTGGTGAACTCCTGCTTGCTCCATGAGTATCTTTTCAAGTGGGACACTCGATGGAACATCCATGAGTGATTGCTTACCTAGGTGGCGCCATTTGGCCTTTGGTGTATCGCTAAGATGAGAACGAGCCATTTGTCTAGCTCTATCATCAATCTCTTTGAGCTCATCCTTACGCTTAGCACTTCTAAACATACGCCAGAAGTCATCTACCACAACTTTTCTGCCTGACATAGACTTCTCATACATGTGGTCCCAATCTTGCTCGGTTATCAAAAGCTCATTCCTCCTATGTCTGATAGCTCCCCTAGTGTTGCTGGATCATCAGGAAGCAGGTATGAAGTCTGTAGGTCCATAAATGCCCCTGACAAAGCATCTACTATATCGTCGTGAGATCCACCTGGGAATGAGCACAGTTCATCTAACATGTGCTTGATATCCCAATTTCCCTCGACGATGAATACATTGCCACACTCAGCTGCAGCAGCCAATGGTGCCGCTCTATCAGCTTTGCTCCCTGTGGTCTTAACTCCCCTGAAGTCATACCCATCGAGAACTTCTCTCGCGTAGTGGTCAATTGTATTGATTCCAGAGCTGCCGGGCTCTTGTTCCATCCTAACCATCACAGGGCCCTTGTTAGAATCATTGATGGCCATGACTTTGACTGTGTTTTCCACTTCTAGTGGTGTCCCGCGAAGGTGTCTTACATGTATAATGTAATATTGGCCTCGCCACTTGCCCATTAATGCGCCGGCTGTGTAGTCAGGATCAGTTTTCATGCTCTCGAGGGGCTTACTGGCAGCTAGATCCCAGCGCCTGACTAGCTTTGCACCATTGGGAACCTCTTTAACCATCTTACCCTTGAACCAATCCCTCATGAAGAGTGGGACCTCACCCTCATCAAGAAACTCACACATGTACTCTCTTCGAAACACCCTGGTGCCTAACTCCCTTTGTTCCGCATCTAAGAACTTCTGTGTGATCCTCGGACAAGCTGTAGCAGGGACAGCAATACGTTGCCAATCAGGGTAGGTTATCTCATCTCGCCATATCTCATAGAAGTGGCCAGATTTTTTATCCGGGGAGGACATCAGAATATGCCTACCCTGACTGACAGCAAGCATGGGTTTAACTGCGGCATTCAGTTCATCGGGGACTCTTGCCGCTTCATCCTCGATTATCAACGATACTGCTGAATATCCTCTGATCGTTGCCTCAGAGGCAGGTAGTGATATTACGCGCCCACCGCCCTCAATCCCTAGAGAGGAGGCAGACTCTTCGGATGTCTTTGGGCGGTGGGGAAGGTCTTGAAAAGTTTGATACACTTTGTCGTAGAGTTCTAGTGATTGCCTCTGCGACGGTGAAATAAGGATAACCGTGCTTCCCGGCCTATACAACGCGAAGTGGAGGGCGAGAATAGAGGATGTAGTGCTTTTTCCAACTTGTCGTGAGCAATTGAGGATGCTGTTCCTTCTCTTCTCTATGAGTAACTCCCTTTGCCACGGGTCGGGCCGGAAATGTAATACCTTCTCGGCGAACAAAGCTGGGTTGAGAGCATATGCCAACTCACTCTTCATCGTTCTCACTCAACTTGTCAAGAAACTCAGAGAGCTCTATTTGCTTCTCTGGAGGCATAGTTGCCACTATCATTCTCACAAGCTCAGTAAACTCAGGACTCTTACGGAGGTCCAGTACCTGTGCCTGAAGTTCCACAGGTGCTTTGCCCCAATCATCCTTAAAGCGCTTCTGAAGGAAGGCTTCAATGCCTTTCCAGCCTCCTTCAACCTCTTCAAGCGCTTTTGTCCACTTTCTAACCAACCGAGACTCTAAATCAGCCTCAGCTGCCTGAAGGGCTAGGTAGAAGGCGCTGTAGCAAGTGTCTGCACCCATAGAATCATCCACAGCACCTTGGTCTCTCCACCTACGGGCCAGTTTTGAGCTGACACCCACCCCTGCCGCGGCCCATTTTAGTGCGCTACCTAATCGCACTGCGTCAGCTATTCGTCTAGTTATTTCAGGAGTACATCGAGTACCAGGTGGAGGGTCTTCATGTACCATAGTAACAGTCTATACTATGGAAGTAGACCTATATAAACTTTGTTCGGTACCGACTCGTAGGTGCCCCAATTTATGCTGGTCGTTGCAAAACCGCCTACCATGAAGGTGTATAGGATGAATCCTACAACTGGGAAAACTATATGCGCAGGAGATGTGAACGATATGAAGAAGAATGATATGTACGCAGCACCGCAAGATGAGGAGTGGATAAGAATGAATGCAAGCAAGGTAGTAGCTGTAGATGTAGATGGTACGCTTACTGTGCCTGGTAAGTGGATTGGTGAGCATACCTTCTATGCTATAGCTAATGGAGCAAGAGATGCTATGATAAGACTGAAGAGGGATGGATACATCATTGTGATCCATACCGTTAGGAAGAGGAAGGATCTTGTAGCTGAATGGCTGCATGCCAATGCTATACCATTCGACTACATTGAGTCCAAGACTTACGCTCGATTCTACATCGACGATAGAGCCATCACCTTCCAGAGCTGGAAGGAGACGATGGAGGAGGTGAAGAGAAATGAAGACTGAGCGCATACTCAGATACTGCCACTTCTGCAGACAGTTCACTGCAAAGGCAGTAGAGAGGGACGCAGGTATGCCCGCCTGTGCATTCTGCCACAGAGCATACTAATCCCACTCGCAAACACTTTACTCCTTTATGTCAGTGTAGGCTTTCAAGAGCTAACACTGACGTCGACTATGGTGAGAACCATGGAGACAACAAGCAGAGTGTGGCTGCACACAGGCAGAATACAGTTACTAATCACAGCCACACAAACCCCAGAAAACCTCTTACCTACAGCCATATACTTACACAGGAGGTGACCACATGCGGTGCACACAGTGCGGTGATGGCATGACCATGCGCGAGCTTGCCATCCACAGAAGCCGACTCTATGGAGTCTGGCGGTGTGATGACTGTGCAGCGAAGAAGCTTGTCGCTGCCCACATCACGCTCTAAACCTCTTACATCCTTTATGTCAGTGCAGACTTCAACGTTTGCACTGGCGCTAGTATGGTGAGAACCATGCAAGCAATACTCCGAGCTGGGAAGAACCAGCAGCCGACCCAGGCCTCGTATGGGAACAGCGTGAGGAACGTAAGCGTAGAGGAGGTCCACGAGATGATTGGACAGATCATCTTTGCGGACGCGATATACAACAGGAGGCGAAGCAGATGAAACTGCAGTACAGAGAAGTGAGCCTGAGAGCCAAGAAGGACGAGAAGCCTATCACTACGATAGGTGGCAGAGTCTGGAAGGAGCTTGTCTTCTTCCTCGATGGAGAGGAGAAGATAGGTCTGACAGCCAAGGACTGGCTGTACTTTGAGCAGGGAGGCCAGTGGTACAAGCTGGACCTCAGAGTCCTGCAGCCAGACAAGAGTCAGGAGATAGAGCTCCAGACCAGAGTCATAGCCAAGCAGACTCTCGAGGACAAGAGGTCCAGAAGGCAGGCTCGCAGAAGAGACAGGAGACTCCAGAAGAAGCTAGCCAACAGTCAGGCAGCAGTAGACTACTCGGAGGAACTCCAGTAAACTCCCACAAACCCCTTCCAAACCTTTTAACACAGGAGGTACACACATGGGAAACATACGCCTGGTAGTGTCAATACCAGAGAATGTGGACTGGATGTATGGAGAGTACTTCATCATACCATTGCCACCGATGAGCAGGGAAGAGCGGACTGAACTGAAGTCTAAGTACAAGGGCTTCAGAGGAGACATAGTAAGCTCAGAGAGAACTGAGAAGGCATACTACGAGAAGTGAGAACATGACACCACATGAAAAAGCAATGAAGAGATTCATTGAAGACGTCAAGGAGTATGAAAGCTACGATGACTGGAACCACGCAGATGTAGCTCAGATGACTGTGGATGAGTACCATAGGCTCCAAGCAGAATGGGCCAAGCCAGACTTCTTTGAGAGACTTGAAGAAGCTGCGCTGTACATAGTACTCATGTCCACATATCTAAGGACATACGACCAGTAGGAGAGGAAACTATGAAGCTGTTGAACAAGAAGGAAACCAAGATAGTGCTAGACGCACTGTGGGAATGGATAGACATAGCTGAGTACGAACAAGAAGACAGCGCAGACTGGACTCTAGAAGAGCACCAGAACCTTGCAGACAGCAAGAAGCTGTATGCCAGACTAGGAGGTAAGTAAGTGAAGTACGTAGGGTATGTAGCAGTACCAGAGAAAGCCATAGAACTGTGGAGGACGCAGATCTGGAGAAGCTACCAGAAGTGCATGGCTCAGTGGCCCGATGCCTATGGGGGTAAGACCTACACCCAGAAGCAGATAGGCACGCATGGAGCCAGCGGGGTATGGAGGTTCTGCCAGAAGCAGATCAGAGAGCAGCTGAAGATACCTCACAGTGAGGTTATCTACAAAGTCCATCAGAGACGGCTTGTCAAGAAGATAGGCAATGTCTGGTGGATGAAAGTAGAGACGAGGCCACGCAAGAAGTAAACTCCTTTCAGCCTCTTTTTACCTAAGCACTAGGTTAAACTCCTAGGCTCGGGATAACTTGGTCCGTCGCCCGGGGCAGGGGGACATGGTCGTCCGGGAATCGGCCTATGCCTCCACAGGCTGGGATGCTGCTCGGCACCCGGAACTAAGGAGGATACCATCGTACCCAGAGCCGACCCACTCAGCCCCAGGTCGCAGGGTGGGTTTTAAATGTTCGGAGCCCCCTACCGAAGCCCGCAAGTATTTGGCCGCTGGGGGGGCGCAGGTATAAATACCTTCCACAACGATTGGTCCATATCGACTATTTATATTCAT